CTTAAAGACAATACCCATACCAGACCCTCAGTTTACTCTGAGGATTAATAAGTTCGGAGTTTTACAGGCTTCTGTGCAGGCTTTTTCTTCCTTACTTTAACTTTAGGTTTAGGATTCTTATAACCTTTTAATTTTGGCATACTCTTCAGAGCCCCTTATGGTTGCGGATTTCTCCTTTGTTGGAATCATAGGGGAATCTGGTAGAAACCTTCCTGACTCCCTTGTTTTTAACTGTCATCGGACTTGTATCTCGTGGAGGAGGTACAGGATTACGTCTCCCAAGGCTCGTATTGAAGTCCCCCGAGCTTGTATTTCCTGATATCTTTGTTGCTCTCATGTTCTAGCTCCTTGTATTTGTGATTACGCTCTACTCTTTTTGTTCTGAAACGCTTGTCTCTGAACATCTTGTTGATCACTTGGTTCTCAAGTTCATATTTGGTTTTCTTATCTAAGATTCTCATTATTCTCTTTTTCCTACTAGTGGTGATATTTTTGTTCTCTCTGCAATTTGTTCTGTATATGTTTTACCACCAAACGGATGTTTTTCACCAAATCGACTATTCATTTCTTCTTCAACATCTTTCATACCATAGGCATTAGTTGGTATAACAACTATATCTTTATCTACATTCTGTTTTAATGCTCGTTCTATTCCAGCAAGTGTTGCACCAGAGGATGAAGGACAACTACCACAGGCTCCTTGAAAGGAAACAATTACCTCATTACCTTTAACTAAATCTAATTCAATATTACCCCCATCACCCATAAGAGCAGGTCGTATGAATTTATCAAATAACTCCTCGATAGCTTGGTATTTTTCTACGTCATTCATTTTATTTATTTATTTCTAAACCAGAAGGGATATTCTTTCGTTTAGTTATATCCTCTTGTTTTCTCTGTGGCCCTTTTCCTCTGAAACCTTTTCCAGCCTTTGTAATTCTTTCCTTTTCTTTCTTCGCTATTTCTCTCATAGCTTTCTTTGCACCCCACTTTTCAACTAGATATCTTGTAATACCTAGTGCTGCTGCTCTTGCGAAAAGTGCTACTGGAATTGCCATTTTATGCTTTCCTCATTTTAAGTGGAACACAACCAAGATTAAAATTATCAGGAATTCTTATATTTTCCTGTTTAGCCTGATTAAAAAAGGCAGAATGTCTTTCGACACACTTTTGATGACTATGAAAAGTTTCTAATACCATTGAATTGTCAATTTGAACAGGGACAATTGCAAGATTTAGATGGATGACTAGAAGTAGCCAGATCATACCTTCACCCACACATTCTCTTCTTCATGGCTTATATCTGCGGTATTCATAAATGATTTTATGTTCTCCTCTAGTTCGTCTACTCTTCGTTCATTATAGGCTATGGCTTCATCAGCAGCCATTTGTTCAACCCAGTAGTTAACTCCCATAGCTAGAACGTCTATCCTATCATCATATTGAAGTGAACCTTTATCTTTAGTTAACCTCGTCATCTGATAGAATAATTGTCTACGAGGTTCTTCTTTGCTTTCCTCATAGTCTCTTTCAGCTTCAGTTAAACTGATAATCAACCTATGCTGATTCATTATAGGTTCTAATACATCTATAATTCTCGCTTCTTTCTGCTTAGAATGCTTTATTTCTTCTACATTACACTGATGAAACTGGTTTAATATAGGTTTGAACAGTTCTGTATACATACCGTCACCGAAATTAGCCTCAATTTCTATGGTATTTACTTTATGAGCTTGAGCTATCAAGGCTAACTTGCGTAATGTAGGCTTATCATATCCACCTTTCAAGCCACCTACAGCTAATACGAAAATTCTACCATTTAATATCTTGGTAATGACATATCCTGTCTCATCAGCACCTCTACCAGCAGGATCTATGTGCATGGCAGCACCAGTATACTCATAGTAATCATTGGAAACTTCAAAAGGCTTATAGAAATAGTCTCCTGCAAGTCCTACGGCTGGAAGATCCATCAAGTCATCCCTGGCCCATAAGACCCGTCCAGGAGCCTTTTCAGTATTCAAGGGGATTATAAGTAGATCTCTGAGTTTAAGAGGATATCTCTGGTCATCTTCACCAGAAGTATCCAGCATGAACTGTAGAGAGAAACCTGATTTACCATAGGAAGCTTCCCGTTCTGTCAAGTCAAGATCATCAAACCTGAGTGGATCTACAGGTTGACCTACAGGTAACTCAAGTTGAGGTATAAATGGTGATAACTTCTTTCCATAGAAAGTTCTGAGTCTGTTATCTGGCATTCTTGCAGGCCAGATTCTACACTCGTAACCTCTACTTTGCAAACTAGTATAGAGACTTTCTTCTACTTGTGGAGTTCCTAAGTAGATTATACGTCCAACTGTAGGCATAACTACAGCATCGAATTCCTTAACTACTTCTCCTAACTTATCCCGCATGACTTGAGTCAGGGCATTGCTCAGTACTTCGACATCATCTGCAATAATAAAGTGGGCTCTTGACCCAACGATTTGTCCGGTAATACCCACAGACTTAACAGAAGGAGCATGAGAAGCCCTGCTAGGAGCAACGTCAAAGGCCACATTAGAACTTCTTTGATCTTCTCTAGCCCTGAGATGCTGGAGGACCGGCATTTCATGAATAATTCGTTTAGTAAAGGTAGAAAAATCATCTGACCTCTGTTTACTGGCAGATACTACCAGAAATTTAAGCTGTGGGTCAACCAGAAGCTTCCATACAACAAAAGCGGAGGTAATCCAAGACTTGCCAACTCCCCTAAATGCTTGGATAATGAGACGCTTTGGCCCTCCTTGGAGATACTCAGCGATATCATATTGTATAGGAGTAGGCTTAGGTAAAGCAAGATGCTTCCAAGCAAGATAAAGAAAATTACGAAAGTCACTTTTAATTAACTGTAGTTGGTTGTGTTGGGTTTTCATCGAAAGGAAGTTCAGCTATTAGTGATTTTATATCTTCATTATTAGTACCAAGGCACTCAATATTGTTGTCTCTGAGGAACTGCCGGGCAACATTGAGATGTGCAGGGGTAGCTTCACCTGACTTGATATGTTCAGCCAGAGTCCTCGCAAGTAATCCATGAAGTTCTCCTAGATCATTAACTGTACCATGAGTCATAATAGTTACCTCTTAGTTGAAAATGCTTTACTTCTAGATCTACTTCTGCCAGAAACTCCACTGCGTTTTCTGATAGAAGGCTTTCTTCCTATACCTAAACGTGTAGGTCCACCATTTGGAGGAGAGCTTTTTTTAGGCGGTAGATCTTCTTTATTTTTAGTATATCCAAGTAATAGTTCTTTTCTTTTAGCTTGTTTTTCTCTTAATTTCCTGAACAGACTTTCCTCTCCTGTATTACTCATTGGACCCATACACATAGATTAACTCCAGATATATTTTATCTTGTCGAACTGTTGAATTATCCAATCGGTACACCAGTAATACCATATTGCTCCTGCAGTTACTATTCCCAGTAACCATTTCATTTTGTCCATGTTTTTCTCCAACTAAAACATCCACCTATACGAACACCCAACCAATATATAGCAGGGAGTATAGGAGTTTTATAACACTTTCTCATACATTTGTACAGAATCTTATCTGCTTGCCATCTTGTAATACCTGTTTTACTCTCAGGGTTCCTATAGTAGAAGTCATGTTTATCACAGCACTTCTTATGTACAAGATCAGGGGACATAGAACATCCATCAGATGTCATGTCCCACGCAATCTTACAATCTTCCTTAAGAGTAGTTTTAGTTCTTATTATCGTACCCAACCGTGAAGAAGGTAACCAAACATAAACATCAACCAGCAAAACCAATCTTTAATAAATACTTTCTCAAATAACTCTTTCATTAGTCGCAATTCCTATCCATTATTGCTACATTAGTAATAAGAGATTCTGGTATAGCACCATAGCTCTTGTAGACACCTTTAAAAGGCTTCTCTTTGTTATACCCTAATACCAAGTGTCTATTATGAATTCCTAAAAGGAAACCAGGAGTCTGATATATGATTCCTTCAATATTTATATCTTTTACATCTATTTCATCTGAATTATCATAAGCATCTTGCCAATCTATTAGAACTAGTCTGTGGAGATTTCTTTTATCATTAATTATTTTCCTATTAATTTTATCCATGTAACACCAGCTCCAAATAATGTTATCATTCCTACTCCAATGGATACATGGAAACGAGACATGGCTCGGACAGACCGAATGGGTATGCCCCGCTATTTAGAAGATTTAATTACTGACAATAGTCTCGCTATGAAGCCGATAATGAAGGTCAGGTATGATGA